GTTTGATTTAGAGGCAGCCAGCGCTTGCTTCACTCCAAATTTTACTCTCCGAAGTATTCTCTACTTCCACCAATATTTCGAGAGATGTAAAAAACTGACGTTTTAAGGGTCAGAAAACTATTTACATGCGCCTATGCTTTCAGTCTGTTAGATGAGCTTGATAATTAGCAACACTCAAATCAAATAGGATAAGCAATAACCAAACGTTTTTTAACTGGGGCCGTGCTTGCGTAACTTGCCTACGAAAGGCGTAATACTACGGACAGGGCAGCAGGTTCAACGATAACCCGTATGGACTTTGGTTTTAAAGATAACCATGAACTTATCTACGTGTCAATTTCTAAAAATAGCGATTCCATAATTAACAAAAGGAACTTGATACGCTCAACTGCAAAGCGCCTACCGGACCCAATGGTAGGATTCTACTAACTAAACTCAAGTGGTAGCATTTCTCCATTACGATAACAAGAATGTGTTTAAATTGCCAGTACCTCCGGATTTGGTATTTGTATCAATGTCAATTACGTTCAAACGTAAAAAATGTAGTGAGAAATCTTCTCCCACTGCATTGGTAACATATGCTGGTGCCGTACCATCTGCTGTAAAATACAATAATCTTGAAGCTTCAGTTGATGTGTCAGCAAATAGACTACCGTTATACCAAGGAGTTTCAATATCCAAAATAGGATTTTGTTTGGAACTCATAGTGAAGCCATGATGGTTTCTGGAAGCATCATTGGCAAACCAAGCAATTCTTGTTTTAAGTTGATTTTCTTTGAACAACAACTTATACCGCATTGATCCTCGATAGAAACGGAAAAATTTTCCCCATTTTTCCACACCTGCTTGAGAAGGTTTCCATAATGGATAAGTTCCATTAGAATTACCAGTTCCACCACCAGTGGTGTGGTATCTTTTCATCACTTCTCTCAATGTGGTGTATTTTTCTCCCATAAGAAACGATTGTTGACCGTAAGAGGAAAAACTCTCATGAAAAAATGGAAAAGGATTTCGAAAATCTTGTCTTGGATTACATTGAATATCTACATCCAATAGCCCAGCAACTTCAAAATCTTCAGCGGCAGCTTTATATACATTCAAAAATATCGCTTTATTTGTGGCAGGATCTGGTTGTGACCAAGTTAAAATCTTGACTCTCAATGCCCATTTTGAAGCGTTTGTGTTTGCCGCCATGAATTTTTGTGGAAAGTATGGAACCATCATTTCAACTTCAACATCTCCTTCTACTTGAATAACTTTATGATAACATTCCATCCAATCTGTAGCTGCTGTTCCTTGGTTTAAGTAGAACACTAATCTCACATTATGAAATAAACTTGCTGTTATATAAACTTTAATTTTGTATGATCCACTCCAGTACCTAAAACAAGCAGTCATTGCATCACAATAACTCTTTGAAATTTTTGTCGGATCAGGATACACTTCGCAACATAATGTATCTACTGAAGAAGAATCTAAAGTAACAATATTGTTCAAAGTTGGCGTACCCATTATATAACGCAAAGGCATTTCATCAACATTAATTCCACCAACATTTGGTTCTGTACTTATGCCATTTTCTGGATCCATGGCAAGTTTTACAGCTCCATCGATACCTTTTCCAGTAGCTGTATCGTGAAAATTATTAACTTTAACAATATCAGTTCTGTTTAAGGAAGTTGGTTTATCTAACCCCACCATAGAACTTACGGCGGTTGCCATAGCGGCAGAAGCACCAGATATTAAACTATGTTTCAACATACTATATGCTCCTCGGGCAACTTTCTTTGAACCGGTTAGAGATGATCGCTTATAACCTTGAGAAATGAATTCATTACCAATGGATTGATGTTCAGTTTTATCATGAACTTCTTTAAGTTCTGATTGTGGAACATACAACTCTGAATCAAGAAATTGGTAAGTTACAACGATATCAGCATCATCTATAGTGGACGCTGTACTAAACAAAGGATTTAGTACCATAACTTTGACATTCCACATTGCCGCTGCTGCAGATCCACTCGTCAGTATCGCCCTTTGTTCGTGAATAAAGGGAAGATCGAAAGTTACAGCTTCTGAAGCAGCTGCCGATACTAACACATGTGGATAAACACTTGCGGCGCCCACATTGTCAGGTGCAGTTGCACCGTCAATATCTGCTCGTGGATTAGCGAAAACCATCACTCTTCCATACAAATACTTGTTTGCAGTTACGCGGAATGTTAATCGAATGCCTGCTCTAAAATATTTAAAGCCTGCTACCTTTTGTGATATGAAGGTTTGAGTTAACAATTTCGATGGAAAATTAGCATCCCAAAGAATCGTATCTTTAGCATTAGTAACTCCCCAATCAATTCTCTCTTCATATTCGCGATTTATAACATTGGACATTATAAATGGTTCCATGTTAAAACTTTGGTGTGGAGTCTGATATACTTGATCTGCTACAGCTGACCCAGATACAGCTTCCACGTCGTCGTATGTACCTAATTGTACATGTTGTGCCGGATTTAATTCTGCAATTTGGCGCGCTCTTTCACTCTCATTTCCGACATTGAGCGGCGCTTGTTCAGAATCATGTTCAGTTACAGGTAAAAATGCTACAAAAGATTTAGCCTTCCCAGGACAATTCACTATTCAATATAGGATTTGAATTGGCGTTCACGTACGAAAGTTTCGTACATCATCCAATCCCAAGATTTAAAATTATTCTTCACAGCCGAATAAATCTCGGGCACCCTCTCCTTTACTGCGCGTAAAAATTTATAACTATAATGTTCATACACACTACGGGGATGGTGAGCCAATTCTATAAAGAAACTTTGTGAAACCTGCAGTAACAATTCGTTTTCCGGCAAGGATTTTCCTACATAGTAAGTGGATTCGCATATAGTAGTAATGCTCAAAGGAGCTCTATACACTGCACCTTCCTTACGAAATGTTCGGCCTAGATAAGTTATATCTGCAATAGAATCTAACTTATCCAAATTCTCGTCCAACTTGGAACAATGAGTATACTTCATTCCAAATCTTCTCTCGAGATGCGGAGCAAAATCTCCACATGTCAAATCACGATCTGCGGCAACTACATTATCATCACCAAAGCAAACCATGTCAAAATCCTCAATACCTAAATCATACATCAATACTGAAACCATCATTATGATATTGGCAATTGAGTTATAAACTGACGTAATGGGATTTCCACTAGGATTCCCGTCATATGTTTGATAAATGGTTGCACCTGATATGCGTTTTGCTTCATACATATTCTTAACTAGAATTCTTCTTGCGTTACGCTCTTCTTTTCCATCATCGTACCACTTGTTACAAAATTCTAAAAATGCTTCAGCAACACATCTCGGGATTCCTCCATCGTAATTAGAGTAATCTCCAGCAACCACACTTTTTCCGTATTTTGTAAGGCGTTGGTGATAAACAGTTGGATCCGTTCCATGTGGATTCGTACCAACCGAAACGTGATGTGTTAACTGTAGAAATATTAACCATGCTTCCAACGCTCCAAAATATCGTCGATAATGGAATAACCCATTAAGTGGACAGCAACCAAACAATCGTGTTTTACCCTCCATGATCTTAAGCCATTTACGTAACTCCGCTTTTAAAACATCACACCAAACTAAATCAATATCTTCTCCTTTCCTTAGTTTTGCGTCTTCTGCTTTAAGTTGCTCTAAAAAATCTGGCTTATAGTCATAAGTAATTTGATTGTCCAACTCAATTATATTAATATAATCAGTTTTCTTACCACCACTATAATTATAGGGCCATCCTGGTGAAGTCTTGGCACATATACTAGGTATATTGCGTTCAGAATTCCCACGTAAAGCTTCCTCCCATGTTAAAATGCCACGATAAGTATCATAATCTGGCTTGTAGTGATCAAGTATATAATCTATAACACCTTTTTCAACGGGAGGAAAGTTACTAGGTACACTATGTAACTTTTCCTTAGCAATGTCAAGTGGATCTCCATGAACTCCTTCAACCGCGCGCATTACAGCCGGCCCTCTGGTAGCTTTTCCAGCCCAACCAAAGAGCTTCGATCTCTGTATTTTGTTGACACGACTAATATAATGTGGATTCTCAACAGTTTTGATCACTTTGAACTCACTATTGACTTCATAATCATCAGCCATAAGCATATTGTCAATATCATCTTTGCACAACGGAATACCCAATGCGATGCCAGAAGTTCTTTGTCTCGCGACATGTATGCCTGCAATATAAATCTGATTTGAAGGTGAAGCGTGTATCAACAAACCACCAGAATCTCCAACAGTAGTATCCGCATGGTAACGTAAAGGATCTTCCAAAACAAATCTTTCTCCTTCATAATCATACCTTACATCACCGACACCATCCATGCATGGCAAATGCCTGAAACGCAAAACTCCATCTCTTACAGTAACTAAATACATTGGATGACCAACAAAAGAATGTGGCATATATGTCAATGGATTCATTAACTTACTGTAACTAGCTTTAGGCAACGATACGTGAGCTGGCAATCTAAACATAATAATGTCCTGTTCATCTAACTGAATATAATCACTTGGCATAAAAAAACTTGTAGATTGCTTTAAATGATTGGTCATTGTGATACGGATGGGATATCCTTTAGCAAAAGGCACAAGAAAATGTGCTGCCGTTATCATGTATCCATCCTTAATGTGTAACGCATTTACAACATTCGTGACAAAACCATTCGACGCATCCAACCACACCAGACTATGAGCCAATTTGGCACATATAGATTGCTGAGCATCATTTGTGCCTGTTTTAATAGCTTCTGGAATTGTGTTTGGTTCAATATCTTCCATAATTAATTCTGAATTTGGCATCCAACCTCCTCTTTTCTTTGAGGCTCTCATCTTTCTTGCTTCTCTTCTTCTAAAATTATGATATTTTTTGCCATATTTCTTCTTTGTGTCAGACTGAACTTGTGGAATAGTCATATCATAACAAAATTTTGCTATGGACACACAAGAAACAGACGCTACCAAACCAACCAAAAGATATTTCCAATTGTCTCCTTCACCCATTTTGACGATACCCATCTTCACATATTCTTCGACTAACTTCAAACATCCCCAAAATGAGTCTGCTTGCGTTTCAACTTCGTCATCACCATGTGATAATGGTTGTATCTTTGGATCACTGATGTCCCCCAGATATTCTTCATTAAAATTGTCCAGAAATGAAATTCTCTCAGCTATCTCTTTCTGCTCTTCAGCATAATTTCTCTTTCTGTGCTTAATTGAATTATCTACTGAACAATAGTATTCGTCATCAATATCATGAAGAACTTGTTTGAACTTTTCCTTGCTAACTCCCAATAATGCTTCATTAAGTTTACTAGTACGATAATTTGAAAATATGTCGTCCAATGTATTTCCTTCAACTACAATACCTTGTTTAGCAAGGGAATGTTCCCATCTCTGCTTATGTTCACTCGTAGTAAGCTGATGATTGAAAAATAATTTGAATTCACTTGAAAAGAAGTCATCATCTAACTTCCATCCTAGTCTTTGATTTTCAAAAAGCTTATCATGTGATTTCATAAGTAAAGCTAATTGTGCCAATGACATTTCTCTACCAAGGTACTCGGGAAAGAAATCACACTTGTGCACTGTCCATAAATGATGGCCAGAAGTACCAGAAGTGGTCTTATGTACGGCAACGTGGATACGTCTCTTAAATGCATCTTTGTCTTTCAGACCTATCTCCCATGTAGCATAATGAAAACCATTATTTGCCTCATTGGTTGAAATATACAATCTTTTAGACGTACAGAACTTCTTTCCTTTTTCACCAAATGCCATGTTAACAGCATAAGGAGCTACATTCACAATTCCAATAACTGCATTTCCTTCTACACGTCTTTGATCGATATCATCTGATTTAGCCATATCATCCATCAAAATGTTTTTCTGACCATCATAACCTTCCCAATATTCAGAATCACCATTAAAAGCATAAGTCATACTTTTATCGTATCTACGACCATCTAACCATTCATCTGCACTTTGCATATATTCAATGGCATGTGATTTACCAACACCTGGTGGTCCCGTAAACATAATACAGAAAGGTACCGTTCGAAATGCTGTTCCTTCCAATATAGCCTTTGCCTCATTAGCTCGTTTTGCTAAAATGTGAAAAGCGCTGAGAAATCGAGTTTGTAAAAATCGTGGAACATACTCTGACATTTTATCACGTGAAGCTTTTGAAGCTTTCTCATACATATCAATTATGATCTGCAATTTTTCTTGATCTACTCCACTCTCAAGATTTTCAGCATCTACAAATGCTATAACTTGTACTAAGAACATCGCATGTTTTTGATATTCAGCATTCAACGGATCGCAACCAAATAAGCTCATACATAAAAAAGAAACTACGCTGGAAAATACATTGGTAACATTCTTTGTTGCATTAGCGCAATGATTTGCAAAAGCAAATTGTGAATTCGCTCTACGCAAATCTTCATCAGAAAAAGAACGACCAAATAACAATCCTGCAATTTGCATTAAATGTTGGCCCATATCAGCGATACCGTTCACTTCAATACCAGAACGATATTCATTAATATATGATGATACACAGTTATACAATTCCCCAATTTGTTCCTGTCGAGTTATTGTGAAATTAGACACCCATGCTAAAGCTTGACTATAATTTCCAAAATACACACAAGACAAACAATGAACTGCACTCTTGATTTCAAGCATCATAACTTTCGCCGTTGGATCACTATTCTCCTGCAGAAAACCTAATGGATTTTGAACTAAATTACTATACATACTAGTTAAATCTGACACAGTGTTATTAATTTGCATAGCAGTTCTATTAAACTCCAATCCAGTTTCCGCAGTAGAATCAGCCAAATCTACATATTTGTTAAATAAGTTGGTACATTTCACGATTGTTTTCCAATTATGAATAATCCAAAAACATACGCAAGCCATAAAAAGATTTGACGTAACAGTAGTTAATGTTAACTCTGACTGACATTCGTAATTATTGTAATTAAACAAATGTGCATACTTAGCATCGAAACTTTTTGTTCTGTCTTCATAAATGGCTTTTCCTTCACGTTTGTTTTTAAGTTTAACTACTAACTTATTTTTAACAAAGGCATGTAGCAACGGTTTAGCAAAAGTGCGTTGAATATAATTACATACGAATTTCTTGTTATGTTTCAAGAACATAGATGCAGCTTCCTTTGATCTCATAATTTCTTTAAAGCATTCGGAACGAGCTTTTAAAGCTCTCTTTCGCTCTCTATGATCCATTTGTCCAATTACATAATAATTTTCAACATAATTCAAAATTCGTTTTTGTAATGACTCTATCCAACCTGCAATACGTCTCTTAGCTGCTCCTTCAATATTATCAATAACATGAAAATGATCCTTAGTTAAATACGGTTGAATCCATACCATATTGATAGGCCAGTCCTTAATGTCTAACTTTCGTGGTAAGAACATTTTTAATCGGAACAGCTCCAACGTGTCTGATAAACTACGCTTGTCTTCAACACATTGTCGTGCCATACTACGAATTTTTTGAGGTGTAAGCATTCGGTTTTTACAATCAACCTCACAATACCATCTAAATAAATCATTGTAATCATGACAGTGATAATTCAAAACAATATCATACATCTCCCTGCAACCATATTTTTGACGATCTTTCTTCTTGTTAAAAGTTTCCAATATAGGCTTAACTTTGGGCATATAAAAATGTTCATCATAAATAAATTTAGTACACAAAGTGATGTTGGGCATGGTTGAATCCGTTTGTACATAATTCTCAATTAAAAATTCACGTACTAATTCTCGACCAGCTGGATCACCCCACCAATCCCCAAACGATAAAACTTCACTCTTATATTCCAAACTTGTTAATTCCAAGCTCTTAATAAATCTGTGAGCGTCTGATAATGTAATGCGTTCTAAACCTATAGGGGGATATAATTGAGTACTATCGTCGAAAAGAAGTTCATTACCAGAATAATTAACTCTTTTTGTTCTTCGATGCTTCTTAGTTAAACAACTTTTCTCCTCCTTGTTTGAATGCTTATGGTCATCAGTATTAGTGTATGATCCATTATTTCCATTCAAATCAGAACTCACAACATGTAAGGCTCTTAAACGAAGTCTATGTTTTATGGATAAATAAGGCAGATTCTCAAAAGTATGAGTCATCCTAACTTGCCATTGATACAAATCCAATAATTCTGATGGATGCATATATCTTCTGGAAAATCGCATTATTCTTTTACATTTCTTCATAGTTGGATTATACCTACTAAATGGGAGATCTGTAGGGTTCATATATGCCATTTCTTTCATAGTGCCTATTGAACCATCAACACGATAAATTATCCAGGTGAATATTCCATCATATCTACGTCGTATAAGCATTTCTCTGGAATAATCTAGACATAAACACTTACTTCGTAAAGTATATGTGTTTCTTATATACGTATATATCGCGTCCATCTTTTCAAACCAAGCAATTAATGACAAAGGGAAAATATGTCTTATATCTTCGTACTTCATATGTGTAAACACCATATTAAGTACTAACATAGCCCTTCGTCGAGCTGTCTTTGAATAGCAATCCTCAGGCATAATGCGCTTACAACAAGACTGAACTTCAATATCATCTGCTTCGATCATATCATCTACAAGTTGTTCTAAAGGATCCTTAAAAAGAAATGTTTCAGCCAAATCCTCAAAAGGAGGTTCTGGAACACGATCCAATTCTCTCAAAATATCTCTTGAACACTTATCATTGAGCAACAATCGATCACCTCTGCGATATCTTGAATAACGTGCCAGCAGTATGTCCATATACATTCTACACCGAGTTTCTCTTAACTCTTCTTGTGGCCAATTAATAGATGGAACACACACTCGACGGCAACCCCAGCGGTCCAAATGTACAAGCAACTCTACCTCTTCATCATAATAGAGTACATTTCTACATTTGGCCGCCTCTATGTCCAAAACCATATATACAATTAGGAAAATATAATAAACCCAATTCGTAATTGCTGCGGTCCATGTGGACAAGAAACCAAACCACCATAGAAAAGCGATCATATTTATATAAAAATCACAAGTTTTTGTGATAAAAAAATATCGCATTTCCCACAAACATTCCTCCAATGTTTGCTTCCAAATCTCCATCCTTAACTTGAAATCAACAATCAAGTTCCGGAGAAACGTGACATAGCTATAAATAGCGTAAAATGCCGCGAAAACCAAGTAAATAAAGGCTAAACCTTTAAAAATCCTCCATCCAAGCGAATTCTTTCTATCAGGTAGAAATGCTACAAAATAAACAGTAAAAGCCTGCCTACACACTTGAATTCGTACTTTATGTACACGATTACTACACCACGCCGGGTTATAGCAACGAAGGTGCCTTGATAATGCAGGGTGGAAATAGGACTTCATCCACCTGTCACGCCCGTAACGGCAGTTGAGTTGGGACTTTATACAACTGTTTGACTCCACTGAGTCACACATTACTCCCCCTTTTCGTTGTGCGAAAAGTAATGTGGATTTTAAAATGTTTGACATAATGTTTGTTTCCGAAACCTCCTTAAAAAAGGTAATAATACTAATAGGTTCGATATGAAACTTATAAACTATAATAATATATAAAAAGGACTTGTACAATACAATAATGTAATAACAAACTTCCATAATAAATAAAACTTTTAATTTCTTAAACTTTATTTCGACTTTCAATTTCATATTCATTTTTTACTCAGATTTTAAAATATT